AAACGCTCAAAAATACTACAGGGTGGTGGCTGGTGACGCAGTCGATTCAATTAAAAAAAGTGGATTAGATGGCGACACCAAGGGTGCATACAACATAGCCAAAGGCACAACTGAGGGAAACCTAAACTACTTCAACACTAAGGAAGAAGCACTCCGATATGCCAGAGCGAATCATTCCCAGGACTCAAAAGTAGCCCTAATAGAGGTGGAAGCCCCGAGGACAGGGGACATAACCCCAATCGGTGGCAGTTCAATTCCAAAAACCGAAAGCAGAATAACCTCAATCAGCGACCTAACCCCCGAAAAGAATGAGTTTGGTGGAGTGGTGGGAATGAAAGAGGCATCGACTCAACAGCCCCAGACACCAGACGACTTCATCGCCAACGCCAGAAAACAGATTCAGACCCTCCCAGAGGAGCCAAAAACCACCTGGAGAGAAGCAAAAGACCGATTCTACACAGACTGGGTAAACAGATTCTACCCAATCGAAAAAGCGGTGGACGCAGTAATTGGCGATCTAAAAGTCAAAGGTGCAGAACTACGACCAGAAGCTAATCCAAAGTACCAAATCAGACGTTTCCTAGGTCTGGGTGGCATCGCAGAGAGCAAATTCCAAGACGAAGTCAAACCAGTCCTAGACCAACTAGATGAGCAAGGCATCGACAAGCTAGACATGGACGCCTACCTCAAAGCCCGACGTGACATCAACCTCGGAGAGCGTGGTGTCTTTGGAAGTGACCCAGTACAGGCACAACAGACTGTGGAAGCATTCGAAGCTAAGTACGGAGCAGAGAAACTACAATCACTGGCACAACAACTCTACACCTACCAAAACAAGCTATTCGACGAGCTGACAGACGCAGGATTCATCAAACCCGACGTGGCAGCCAGAATCAAAGCAACCAACGCAGACTACGTACCATTTGAGCGTGTCATGGATGACGCCCAGCTGGACGAATTCCTGGGCATTCCAACCAAAAAGGTAGTCCAGGGCACAAACCCAGCAGATAAACGGATTAAGGGCTCTGAGAGGGACATCTACAGCCCTATTGAGTCGATCATAGCCAACACCTACAAATACACCGCAGCCGTGGAGAAAAACAAGGTGGCACAGTCCGTAGCCAAACTACAGGAAATCATGCCGGAACTAGGCTTCACAGCAGCTAAGGAGTCCGGAGCCGACACAATCCCAGTCTGGGTAGATGGCGTCAAACAACACATTAAGGTAGGCAAAGACATCGCAGACGCAGCCAAGGGACTCAACGAAGAAACGATGAACAACGTGCTGAAAATCATGCAACTGCCAGCCCAGATACTACGATCAGGTGCAACCGGACAGAACCCAGAGTTTATGATCCCCAACGTCGTACGTGACCAGTTCGAAGCAAGTCTGTACAGCAACTACGGATACGTCCGATTCGTGGACTACTTCCGAGGCATAGCACATCTGATCAACAAGAGTAGAACCGGAAGCGACGAGATCGTGGACGCATGGATGAAATCGGGTGCGAGCCAAGAACTAAGCTCAATGAGTGGACGCAAAGACATCCAGTCATTCTTCAACAAAAACACCGGCAAAAAAGGGCTATTCGGATGGCTAGGCGACACCCTAGACTTCATGGGTAAATACTCCGAACAACCAACACGTCTGGGACTATTCGAAAAAGCACTCAATAAAACAGGCAACACCAACATCGCCATGATGGAGTCCAGAGATGCAACCCTCGACTTCTCACGTATGGGCTCAAAGATGAAAGTGGCAAACAGCGTGATTCCATTCCTCAACGTCGGCATTCAAGGGTTCGACAAACTGATCCGTGAAGCCAAAACAAAACCAGGAAAAACAGCAGTAAAGGTCGCAATCTACGGTCTAGCACCACAAATGATGAGCACGATGTACAACCTCGTGAACCACCCAGATGAGTACGCAGAGATTCCACAATTCGAAAAAGATGGCAACTTCGTGTTCGTAAAGGGCAGAAACGAAGACGGAACAGTAGACTACTACACCATACCAAAAGCCAACTCTATGCAGACGTTTATCAACCCAGTGGAGTCGTTCCTAAGCTACATGGCAGGTACCAATAGCCAATCATTCGGAGAGTTTGCAACAGCATTCCTATCCGGAGCATTGCCAGTGGTAGGCGAGGGATCAAGTCTCACTGAAGTGGGCGTCAGAACCGTGGGAAGCCTAACCCCACAGATTATCAAGCCAGCCGCAGAAAACCTACTAAACAAGTCATTCTTCCGATACAACGCAAACAAACAGGAAGCCAAAGAGATCGTCCCATACTTCATGAAAGACAAAGCCCCAGGCGACCAATCCTACGACTTCACGCCAGCAGCATACAAAGTGATCGGCAAGGTACTCAACGTCAGCCCACTACAGGTGCAAAATCTGGCAGAGGGATACTTCGCCGGCTACGCAAAGGTGCCAGTCCAAGTAATGAACCTCATGTTAAAAGCAAGTAATGGCGAGGAAATATCACCCAATGAAGTGACCCTGATGCGTCGTTTTGCCAAACAAACCTACCCAACTAGCGAAACCCAACAAAAGAAGCGACAAGCCCCAGAAACGTCGCTAATTCCACAGGCAGGAGCCACGGATGGAGCATTCAAGCAGTCCCCAGAAGTTTTCAATAGTGGGGCGACAACAGACAAAGTCACCACAAGTGGGGAGGACAATCGCAACTGGTTCCAAAAACTATTCAACATTCAACGCTCAGACAGCGACAGTGAGCCCGAGCAACTGCGAATCCCATCAGACGACAAAGGACTAGAGGTAATGTACAAAGACGCCCAGTCAATCCTAAGTGGCTACGAGGAGAAGAAAATCAAATACCAGTACGGCAGAAATACCGATCCAGAGGGCAAGCTGGAAGAACTGGAAGCCGACAAAGCATACGCCGAACAAATCATGAACCAGATAGAGGGCAAATACCCAGACAAAATAGCGACTTTTGAAATGAAGTCCTACAAGTCGGGTGCCGGATACAACGTGGATGAGCGTGCAGAGTGGGCATACAAAACCATTGAGAAACTAGGCAAGAGTGGCGACACTGACAAAGTAAGTGAGTTCATCGACAAACTGTGGGACGAAAAAGTACTTACCGGCGGAAAGTCAGGAGTAGCCCAGAAAATACTCGATGAGTACGGTATCAACGTGTTCAACTACGGAAAAGACTCCAAGTCCAGCAAAGACCCAAATGCCAAGGGTGGTAGTAAGTCCAAAGCGCAAAAAGAACTGGAAAAAGAGAACGAGAAAAACCTCAAGTCATTCTTTGGAGCTGCAGCCAAAACACCAAAACTCAACTTCGACATCAAGACACCAAAGTCGCAAGTCGACTGGGCATCAACATTCAACGCTCAAGCCCCAGTGTCAGCAGAAGACGCAGAATTCAGCACCAAAGCACCACGAGTAGCCGGTGCGCCAGACCCAATGCAGTCGTTCTTCAGACAACCACGAGTGACCGGAGTGAGCCCTGAAGCTGCCCAAGCGGTCGCAGCAGTGCGAGGTGGTGGACGACAAGATGACCGCATGCGCTTGCGCTATGCAGGAGGTAGGAGTAGATGATAAACTGAGGTATGGCAACCAACGTACCAAAAATAATGATAGGCGTACCAACGAGAACGTACGTCCAGGCACAAACAGTAACAACGCTATTTTCTCTGTCCGGAACCCCGAACGTGAGAATAGCACTGGCAATGAGGCTAGGGTCAGTAATTGCAGACAAGCGGAATAAAATCTGCCAGGATGCAATTGAGGGTGGATACGACTACGTGTTCTTTGTAGACTCAGACGTCCAATTCCCCCCAGACACCCTGGAGCGATTGCTCAAACACGACAAAGACATCGTAGGCGCCCTGTACTTCAGAACGTACCACCCCTACGAGCCCAATCTGACCGAGAAACGACAGATTGGCAAGCAAACACTCCTCCTGGTACCAAAGGAGTGGGACAGAGAAAAACTGTTCAAATGCTGGTCAATAGGTACCGGCACGATGCTAATCAAGGTAAGTGTGCTCAAGGCACTCCAAGAGAAGCTCGGAAACGAATGGTTCAGGTTTGCCCCAATCGAGGGCATCCCTGCAGGAGAAGACGTGTTCTTCTGCAACGAGGCAGGAAAAGCAGGCTTCGAAGTGTGGGTCGACCCGACGATAAAGACCCACCACTGGGACAACTACGGATTCAGTCGGGACGAATATGACGCAGCCCACGGTATCGAATAGCATCCAACGCAAGCATACATATTAAAGGAGCTATTATGATAACCCTGACACAGGGCTTGTCTGACCTCAGCAAAGAGCTAGGTGAGTCAACAACAAACACTAGTACAAGGCGCATAGCACATTATTGCGACGCCATCCAAGAATTCTCAAACGAACGCAAGTGGAAATTTTTAGTCAAGCTCAACGAGGCACTGACGACCGGCGCCGGCACGGCTGGCACAGCCATCGACATAACCGGCATTGACGACCTCCGCATGCCTGGTGGTATCAAAGAAATTACCGTGGCAGGAGAAGACGAACCATTCCTACCAGTCCCCTTTGAACAAAGAACGCAGGTGCTCGCACGAAACCGATTTTACATAACCCCAGACGAACAAACACTCAAATTTACCAAGGACTTAACGGCAAACCAAATAATCAGCATGTGGCACTGGTACATCCCAGACCGCATCGAGGACATCGCTAGTGTTGAAACATTCCCCATTCCCACCAGATACCGAAAAGCACTCGGCACTCTAGCTGCAGCATTCGTGCAGTGGAGTAGATACCTGGATGGTCAAGGTAACCGCCTGCTTAATATTTACAACCGCCTGGTGGAAAAAATTGAAATGAACCAGTCTGAAGAACACTCCGGCGTACCAAAGATCATGCCAAACCCAGCATCACGCATCCCACTAAGAAGATACCGAGCAGGAACTAGGACACGATAATGCGTACACCAATGCCACAGGGCGACTCACTACCACAAAAAGACTGGAACTTCGACGGCTTCCAACAGGGTAATGATACCTTTTCTCTGGCAACCGAACTGAGCAAAAACGCCGTTCACCAGATGATCAACATGGAACTCTACGGAAAACGAAGTCTGCGCCCACGTCGTGGTGGAACCCCACTTGGCGATAGTCTGGGAGCAGGCGCTGTAGACGGACTATTCCAGTACCGTGACGGTAGTATCAACGACATCCTCGGCATCTGCGCTGGAACACTAAAAAAGTATGACCTCAACAACGACCAGTGGGATGCAGTCCCATCAGGCACATTTACATCAGGGTTACGCACCAGAGCCACCAAACTCAGGGGAGCGACGTACTTTGGCAACGGTGTCGACGACTTCACAAAATACACAGACACAGACGGAATTGAGCAGTTTACAGCCATCGCAGCACCAGCAGGACTATCTGTAGCCCAGCAGGGTACAACTGGCGCAGAAGCATACGAGTACTCAGTGACAACCGTCACCGGCAAGGGAGAGTCTCTGCAGGCAACCAACGTGGCAATCACCAACGGCAACGCTGTTCTCGATGCCACAGACTTCATCAGAGTGCAATTCACTAGGCGCACAGAAACCCAAGTGATCGGCTACAACCTGTACGGACGCCAAACATCAGGCAACGGTGTAACGCTGATGAAGTTTATTCCACAGCCAGCATCGGGCACAACAGTGACCTTTGACGATGATGGAACTATCACGCCCCAAATCTGGCTGCCACCCATTGGCGACTCAACTGACGGTATCAAAGCTACCATGTGGGAGCAACTCAAGGGATCTCTGGTAGGCGCAGGCGTAGTAGGAGAGGAGCACAGACTATTCTTCTCAGGCACAGGAGAGCGATATGAATCATTCAGTCCGGCACACAACGGAGGATGGGCAGACGTGCGTCCTGGGGACAATGACCAAGGCGTGAACGGATTTGCACCATTTGAAAGCAAGGTTATTGTCGCCAAGCAAAACAGCGTCCACCAATTCTACTTTGACCCCAGCTCAGGAGATGCCATTATTCAGGAGCTAATAACGTATGTGGGATGTGGTGCACCGGGCAGCATGATTGTCATGGAGAACGACGTGGCGCTTCTGGACTCCGAGAGAAAAATGAGAATCATCGGCTACGAGCCAAACTTCAACGCAGCCATCCGTACCACCTCGCTATCAGAGGGCAGAGTACAGAGTCTGTTTGATGAAATTGACCCACAGCAGATAATGAACTCGGAAGCGGTGTACTACAAAGGTAGGTACATTCTGGCAGTGACAGGCAGTGGCAGCACTACCAACGACCGAATCCTGGTATATGATCGCCGATACCTCTCGTTCCTTGGCAAGTGGACAGGCAAGAACACCCACGTGCGCTGCTGGCTAATCTGGGACGGCAAGGACGGACAAAAGCGGCTCTTTGCAGGCTCAAGCGACGATGACGGCGTAGTGTTCGAATTTGACGTCGAGGGACAACTGACAGACCATGACGGCAGTGCAGTACTTCCAACACTGAGATTTCGCAATGAAGACCTCAAAAACTCGGGTCAGGTCAAAATCTGGAAGTGGTGCGACATCAGGCTATTCAGAATCTACGGAACCATCAAGCTCAAAACCATTATGGACGGCGTGACCACCATCGACGAGAAGTCGTTCACTAGCGTGGTGCGCACTGGGTGGGGCATTGTGCGCTGGGGAACGCAGCGCTGGGGCACTCAGACCGGCGAGCCAGCCAGTGCCAGTGATTTGGATCAGACAAGAAGAAAAGAAATCTACACGTCGGGCAACTCCTTGCAGTTTGAAATCACAAAAACCAATGCCCAAACAGACTTTATTCTGGTCAGCCTCCGAGGGGAAGCATTCGTACTACCAACCGAGGTGTTCGATAGCACAAAGTACATCTAAAATAGTTTATACTAAAAGGAGCATATGTCAGATACACGAGCAATTAAACCAGAAGACAACAAAGGTGGCACATTTACCCAGCAATTAACCATTGCCGAAGTGACCACAGCCTACGTGTCTCCCGTGCCTGCAGAAGCTCCTGGAGTCATCACAGCAGAGCCCGGCACAGACAATGAGGAGGCGATCCACTTCAGAACCAAAGACGCCGGCGCCGGCACGATTTCAGGACTGACTCGTGACTACACAAACCTAAGTGGTGGCACAGGTATTCAGCACGAGAACAGCGAAGACTGGGAAATATACCAGAACGCATTCTACGTAGCCAACCTCGTAGACATTCTGACTGAGGGATACCTCAGAGAACAACAGGCTATTGCTCGCACAGGCGACACAACACTCACTGTGGTGGGCAACGTAGCAGCGCTTTACACCGCAAACCGCGTGCTGAGAAGCAACGGCGATAACAACGAAGTAGTGACCATCGTGTCCTCAAGCTATTCAGCAGGAACGGGACTCACCACAGTAACAATAACCGGAACCCTACCAAACCCACTAACCTACGTTGAAATAGGAATCCAGCCAAAAGCTGCAGCATTTGCGTCGACAA